TTCGTCAATGTACGAGGGGATAGCCAGTCTCCAAGGCGTGGGACTCACGAATGGAATTTGAATCTCAGGAACATCAGGGCTACGAACATCAACAATCCAACTATAAACCTGGTTGGCCTCATCTGGTGTTATATTTGCGCGCACGACAGGATCACCTGGCACGAACACGAAAGCCAACTTACCGGAAACGAAGGAATTCTTTGCAAATTGGGGTCTGTAGCAAAGATCACCTCTCCAGTAATTGAAAAGAAGAGAAGCCATTTCAAGAGGACCAGGTTGGAATATCAGAGTGTTAGATTGGGGTCTGTTCAACTCCAAGGTAGCTGGGTTCACTAACCAAGAAGCAATGATATCATCTGTCGTAGATGTGGTGGTCCATCTAGTGACATTTTCAATATAAGGGAGTTCACAGTACTCCTGTATACTGGTGGTAGGAAAAGAAGCTGGTGACGCATTGGCCTGGTCCATACCCATGGTCACACCAGGATATAACGAAGAACTATGGGGGGCTGTGAAACTCCCAGCATCTCTGTAAAAATGGGTCGCTGCAAGAGCTGCTGGTTTGGAGTCAACCACATGTCCAAAAACACGCATTGCTCCTGTAACTGTGGAACCCACATTCTCAGCAACATTTGTGGCTTTATTGACTGCCTCAACAGGTCCACCCTGTGCTTGAATCAATCGACCCTTATGGCGGCGCTGGATAAGGGAGGGCAGAATTGCAGATGGTAAAGTGGGCATTGCCAATTTAACGTTGGTGAGACGAATCCACGGCGTGATGTTAATAGGAACAGCAGCATTAACACCAGCAAGAGAAGTTATAGGCAAGATGGTCAACTTGCCAAAGTCAAAAAATTTGCCTTGGTCGACGCTGCCATATGCAGCAACCTGACTCCAATTTAGGCAATGGGCAAACTTGCATTGTAAACGACAATCCTTTGCACTGGACACGTCAAGAACAACGCGATCCTTAAAAGATGACCAGTAGCGAAGATTGTCGACATCGCGAAGAAGAACCTGTGGACTGTACACAGCTAGGAGTAAGCCTGTGTTAAGGGGTGTCGCATTAACATGCAACTCAATTTCCAGATCGCAGGACAAAAACTGAAAATTGATAAGTTTAGCAAGGGCATTAGTACTCTCATCAAAGTACTTAGATGGTAAATCAATAGACAGTAAAGTAACACCAGGAGTGCTATTACTGCTATAGGCTATAGGATCAAGCCTTATGGGTCGTTGTAGGATACTTTCGAGGTCCTCATGCTTGGTCGGCATATCACCTCGATGAAAGGCAGTGCTGGTGATAGCTCCTACCTCATCTGTTTGAATCTCCTCCGTTCTCAAAAAACCCGTAATCTCCACGGCCTCTGGTGCAAGTACCGTAGATGATCCGGAAGCGTTAGACGTTTGTGAATCACTCATATTTGTTATGTTTGCCTAGGAATAAGACGAGTTTCGGCAGGCTCGAATAAAGGTCATGTCTTTTTATGTACTCATAGAGGGGCAAGACAAACGCCCTTGACGAGATTTAAAGGCACTCGCAACCTTCGCCTTGATACCGCGTAATCTCAGTTACATTCTTCCTATTGTAGACGTGCAACACAATTTGGAAGCAAAAGAACTGAAGATCATGCGTGTCATCATTGACGGCGGACTCAACCATTTTCCAAGGGGGAAAAGGGAAAGGACTTTTAGTGGCCAAGTCCATATAAAAAGTCTCGCCTCGTGGATACAGCTCGATAAAAAAGGTTAAGAACTGGTTAGGATAAACACATAGGATGCTGTGTGAATCCTTACCTTTACCTTTCACAAACTGCACGCACTTAGCGAGTCGATCCTGGGTCATTGCTCCGTGATAGTCACCACTGGGGGCAATGACAAACTCGCGACCAAGGAGCGTCGCTTCATCAATGCTCAAAACCATAGGTGCCAAATTCTTGTCACTCGAAGCGGTCCAAGTGAAACCATGGTCATGCAATATAGAAACCCAATCCTTGAGTGCGATTGTGTCCATATAGCGTATCAAAGAATCATCACCATAGTAAGCAGCACGCACATCAGAGAAATAGCTGAGCTTGCCAGTAGTCTCATAATATGCCTGTGCGAATAGAACAATTTGGCATAGAGTGTTGAACAGAGTGGTAAGAAGATGGCCAGATGGGTTATTGCCATTGAAGGAAAACACCCTTCCATCCCAGGCCATCAATGGAAAGATCATATATTGCCACAAGCACCAGCGCATAGCATTATCGACATTAAGACCAGGAATGCCGATATGTTTCAGAAGGGGATCTTGCCTTTCAGTATACACGAGTGGACCATCATTGCCATAAAAGTCCACAACAAGCTGGAAAAAGAAGGCAGTGATTCTCCACATTAAACTGGTCTCCATGCCAGAGAAATCACCCTCAATTACCTTGACGCCAAGAAAATCGGCAATGAGCTTGTAGTCAGCTGCACTGGAACCGTGTACAACATGGGAGTTCAGATACAAACGATCCCAAAATTTGATGAAACCACCAAACATTTTGCGGCACATAAGGACAAACTTCTTAGGGGCGTTCTGAAAGAAGCGGTATTTGATATCGTCACGCCATTCACCCTTTTCATTGAGAAAATCTGAAATCTTTTTCTTCTCATCCTTGCTATTCATAGCATAAAGATAAGGGTCGGCATTGTAAGGCAATTTGTCAAAAGCCTGCTTAAGCTCCGCAAAAATCTCAGGCTTGAAAATCTGAACATCACCTTCCTCAAAGTAGTCGCCAAAACTGCGACCCAAGAGAGTGTCAAAAAGGCCAGCACTCTTGTTACGCTTCATACCAGCTAACCCAATCTCAGGAATG